GTAGCGTGCTTCCAGTAATAACTTGAACTGGAGTGGAAGCTGCCGTCAAAGTAATCAACGTGGCGGAGCTTACGGTTGACGTTGATCCTTGATACGCCTGATTGACTGATATATTGCTATTGGCGTCTTTAACAACAATTCCGCCTGCGGCATTTGTCGTAACACCAAGAGCTGTGACAACCCCACTGCCTGTTGTCGTCGATGCAATTCCTGTTGAGGCTCCCCCGCCAAGCAGTAGTGCGCTGGCAGTTAATGTAGCCGTTTGGGTGACCAAGCCACTGGTGTTATTTACCGCATTCCCAATTGCCGTTACAACCCCAGTACCCGTGGTCGTAGTAGCGGGAGCTACTCCTGTTCCGCCGCCCAAAACTAGCGCATTTGCCGCCAGGGCCGCGCTGGACGCAATTGTGGTAGTGCCCGAAAAGTACGGTACACCCCCTGATGTGCCACTGGTAATCCCCGTACCCCCTTGTGGGACTGTAATGGTGGATACGGGCACACTAGACCCAATTTTTACAAAGTCCGTTCCATTGAACGCAACAATGCACTTCTCCGACGTAGCAATTGTCACCCCCGTCTGGCCGGATGCCTTTAGGATAAAGGTATATGTGCCCGACAAGTTGTTGACAACGTACATCTTGCTCGCGGCTGGAACCGTGAGTGCCCAGGTGCTGGCGTTTGGAGTTACGTTGAGAATCGCATATTGCGAAGAAGACGCCCCTAAACTGGAATTGGTGGTCTTTGTCAGCGACGTGTCTGCCGTAAGACTTACTGCAAGCGCTCCGGCAATACAAGAATCCAGGTAAGTCGTAATGTAGTTATTGACCGTGTCGCCCCAAGTTCCCGAAAGTTCCCCAGTGGCTGGAAGGGCAAGGCCTAAAAGAGAGGTATATGCGGTTGACATGCTGTGTTCCTAAGATATGTCTACTTTAGTTCAAATTGCAGTTCATTCAGTAGAAACTACAACCCAATTGGGAGTCTGAGAATCGTTTACTACCGTCCAGTATCTGTAGTGAAACGTGCCAACAGTACCTTGAGCCGAGTTGCCAAAAACCGTTATGCTTCGGTCAGGAGCTGGTGCTCCTGTTTGTCCAGTTCCCAGTGTTCCTGATAGGGTCGTGGACTTTCCTCCCACAACTGCACCAGTTGCCCCAGAAGCCAGGTTTCCAGTAATCGCTCTGGTGTAAGTTGCAACGACATAGCCTAAATCTGCGGTAGCCCCATTTCCAGTCAGGGAAAGCTCACGATCCCCTATTGTAACCGAGGAAACATTACCAGAAGCGGTCGCTCCTGTTAAGCTTTTTGAATCAACCGGACCCTCTTCGCCAAGCACCCCGGAGGCTGAAACTCCGCTAATGCCAATCGATAGCCCATAATCTATAGACGAAACACTTCCAGTGGCTAGAAGGCTTCCAGGTGTATCTTGCCTTCCTTGAACGGCAGTTCCAACTGCCCCAGATGCGGAAACGCCGCCCTGAATAACACCACCCCAACCAGGCAGGCCCCAACCGTTTTGGCCCCAGCCAACCGACACAGTTGGAGAATTTTCAGGAACAAGGGTTCCAAGGCCGCCAGCGGCGTCTGCCCCAGAAATAGAAACCGTAATTTCGCCAACACTGACGTTTCCAGTCTGGCCACTTGCACTGGCGGAAGTGAGTGTAAAGGCCTTTTCAAGGCCGACTGATCCAACTGACCCGTTGGAAACAACGCCATCTAGCGTTTGGCCAAGCCCACCAATGATGTCTCCAAGGACACCAGAGGCAACTACCCCGCTTAGGTTGGGGAGCGCAGCCCCAAGAATTCCAGACGCGGTTACTCCGGTCAGGGCTACGGTTCTATCAACACCTACTGTGCCAACAGCCCCGTTTGCAACCGTCCCAGTGTCTGAGAGGGTGCCGCCCCAACCATTTGCGCTCCAGCTATTATCGCCCCAGCCGAGAGCCACATTTTACCTTACGTAGTCGACAACCGAAGCAAGGCAGTCGATGTCGTATTAGAAGGCATAGTCAGCGTAAAGTTACCCGCGGTGATGGTTTGTGACCCAAACGTATGAACGCTAATGGTTTTGCCCCCTTGCGTCGAGTTGTAGATCACAACCGTATCAAATGCGGTGGTCAGCGTCACATTACTGTAAATAATTGAGGCTGACGGGGTCCAATAACCCACCCCTGCCGTTGCCGACGAATTGGTAGAAGCGGGAGCGGTTGCGTTGGTGACCGTTACGCCGCCTGCGGTGTAATTGGTGCCCGAAACCTCAGCCGTACCAATATTAGAGGTAGAAGGCGACCCCGTTCCTGGTGTACCCACATTGGTCTGACTGGCGTTTACCGTGGCAGATGCCAAAACCAACAGGGCTTTAACCGTATCCGTTGTGGGAGCTGTCAAACTACCACGAGACGTCAAAGATGCCGCTCCAAGCTGATGTTGCCCCAACATCAGCTCGCTAAGGAACGATGTACACATCGATTGAGTATTAGCCATGATTTATCCTATCGAAGCGGCTTCCAGAGCCGTAAACGGAGAAGTTTTAAGTGTGACGTGAACGGAACGATGCACTAGCTCATCATCAAGCCAGTACTCAACCCAGGTGGTAGTCTCAATGTCATTATCTAACGATCCCTCTTTTTTGACCAGCAAAGAATCGTCCATCTCACCGTGAATTGTGTTGACTAGCATGGTATTTAAAACACTCGAATGATTGCAGACGTTACGTCGTCTGTTGGGAACACGATGTTCAAGATTCCGCCAGGAGTGGTGGTCCGCTGCCCGCCAAAATCCAAAACACAAACTGCGGGATTGCCCGCTGCGGAGCTATTGTAGATCAAAGCTCCAAACGTAGTGATGGTCACACCCGTCAACGAAAGATCCACAAAGTCCATATATGCAGTTGTATTGGCAGACGTTGGGGTGTACGTGGTCAACGCCACTCCGCCCGCGGTGTACGTGCCCGAAGCCGCAATCTCATTTGTAGATGTGTACGCAGTGGTGCTGGCGTTAAACGTGGCATCTTGGTTGTACAACGCCAGCTTGAACGTGTTTCCCGTCCCAGGCGTAAAGTTGTGTACGCCTTTTAGCAGCTCTACCTTAAAGCTGGTGCAAATGTAATTGCCGGTAAATGCCATTACGGACCCGGTGAATCAGATTTAAGCGGAATCCGCATCATTCCATCGCGGTACTCATCGCGGCGCCGGCGGCCCTGCTGCTCAACACCCAGACCACTGACAGCCTGCTTGTAGCTATTCTCAAAGTACGCCTGCATGTCCGCAGGCCCCTTCAAGTAGCTGTACGCCTGGATCATGCATGCGTAGAACAACGCTTCTGGAGCATTTGTGCTGATCCAAGTCGTCGTGTTTGTCGACGACAATTGTTCCGGTCGGTAAATGAACCCCAGCTCGACGATGTACTCTTGGTTAGGCGTCGGTGCTACATAAAAAGTATTCTGATCCCATACTCCAAAATACTTCGGAGTGCCTGTCACCGTCTGGTCTTTCCAATACTCTTTCATAAACGAAGTATCGCGGAAATCCAAAAACACTTGGGTAGAGCCGGTGTAGCTCTTGAGGAGCATGTACCTATGGGTCAGCATATCCGTAGGAGCCGTCAAAAAACGATTCCCAGACGTCATGTTTCCAGTCATCTCTTTTTTAAACACGTCCAGGTCAATCTCACGCATGATGCGGTTTTCCGCAAACGTAATGAACGTGTTGATGACTGCCGTAGTGAACTCACTGTCCCCAACCTGGGAGTAATTTCGGATGTTCGTGACTAATTCGTCGTAGGTCATGTTGTTGTTACCGTCACAGAACCGACCACGACCCGCGAAATCAACGCAGGACCAGGAATGTACGGCCGCATATCGTTTGTGTTACGCGCCGTCCCAAAACTTTGGAAGGCTGAAAAGCCTGGAGCACCAACAAACACGGACAATGGCTCCCTACGATCTGGCCGCGGACCATCAAGTGCAATCGCATCGCCATGATACTTCAATGGCTGGATTTGCGGCTCTTTTGGCTCG